TTTAACACCTTGGACTAATTCGACCGGCGAAGATAAAAAATAGTAACCGGTTGTAACCGGTTACCCTGCGAATAAATTTCCCTTGTGCCTATGTTGTGTTAATTGGTTCCGCGTGAAACATTTCATTCCCCGACGGATTGACACCGCATTTGACACCGCCGCCGAAACTTTCACCCCTTATAAATTCTATTTACCTGATTATCAACGCATAATAATTTTACATCGGAAGTCCCATCGGGACTAAAGGTTTTTCGATAACTTTTTATATATTTGTAAAATAATGGGCGGGCTCTTTGGAATCGGCCTTTATGCGTGTATAATGATATACAAAATTACTGTTACCTTTACTGACACTAACCGAATAAACGCTATGAACTGACACCGTAACCGACACTAAAAAACCCTTTCAAAAGTTATTGACACCAAACAAAACAAGCAATGAAAAGCACACAATTTGAATTAAAAGAAAAAAACGGCACCGCCTTTATTTTAGCCTATGGCAAAGAGTTTAGAAACTGCCGCTTTTGGTTTTCTACAGGCGAAAAGGTAGACGGTAATTTTTCCCCGTCAAAGCCGGGCACGCAATTAAAAACCTATTTGCAGACGGCAGAAAAAGCGCTGCAATCTTTACACGACGAAAAACAGACTGTAACCAATGAAACGTTAAAGCATCGCATCGAACTGATACGCGACCGGTTAGCCTGGACGGGTAACGACTTGCATATTTGGGACGGCTTCAAAGCTAAGGTGTATAAGATCAACGGCGGGGTAAACAAATCACAACTTGAAAAGAACCTCCGCAGTGAATTGATAAAAGCGGCGCCCGACTTTCACCGCGTTATTACCTGCGCCAACTCCGACGGCGGATCTGAATTGTTCGGATTTTGGCAGCTGATCCTTAACGGCACAGTAAAAACAAAAAAGGGTAAAGCCCTGCGCCCGAAAACTATTCTGTCGAAAACTTCAAACCGCGACTTAGTAAAAGAATTCGCGCCCGACGCGACTTTTGAAAGCATGGACATGCTGTTCTATGATACTTTTACTAAGTGGCTCGAAGACAAAAAAAGCTATGAAGGAAACACGGTCGGCAAAGTTATCAAAGATCTTAAAAGCGTTTTAACCTTAGCACGCGAAAGGGATTTATTCAAAAGCGACATTTATAAAAGTTGGATAGTGATAAAAGAAAAAAACGAAGTGATTGCCTTAACCAAAGAAGAGCTATTGACAATCAACAGTCTGCAAGCTATCGACGGGCAGGAATTGACCAAAGCACAAAAGGCCGTTAGGGATAATTTTATTTTAGCTTCCTTCTTAGGTCCGCGGATAGGTGACTATTCCGCGTTCATTCCTGAAAACATTTCTGTTCGTGCCGGTATAACTTTTTTTAAATATGTCCAGGAGAAAACCGGCGCCCTCTGTGAAATTCCCGTCCATCCTATAGCCTTGCAAGTACTTGCACGCAATGGCGGCAACTTTCCAAAGATGTATAACGACGACCATTTTCGAAAGACGCTAAAAAAAATCTGCGAAGGCGCAGGGCTTACCGACCGCGTGTTAGTCAGGATACGCGAAGGGGTCGGCGAATACGAAAAGAAATTCGAAGCCATTTCGTCGCATACCGCCCGCAGAACCTTTGCTACGTCGCTTTATTACGGTTGGTTTACTAAACCTATTCCGGCGTCGCTTTGTATGCGCTACACAGGCCACACAAACGAAACATCTTTCCGCCGCTATGTCGGCGCTTCCGAAGATGAACTAAACGGCAGGGCTTTGGAATACTTTACAGACTATAAACCGTTAATGCAAGTCGGATAGGATACATCTAACACAACATAGGTACAAAAGTAGCCCAACATAGACCACGGTTGGGCTACTTGCTTTTATGCCCTTTCATGTTTTATTTTTGTCATGAGATTGTAAAAACATGGAAAATCCCTTTGCTGAAATAAGTGAAAAATTGGATAAGGTTTTAACACTCCTTACCCAAATCCTGGAAAACGAAGAAACGCCCGCCGACGGTAACCTAATACCCTTTAATACTTTTTGTAAGCGCATGAACATAACACGCCCGACGGTTTACAACTGGCGGGCTAAGGGTTTGTTAGACGTGCGCACAGTTGGCAAACGTGTTTACGTTTTAGCTGATAGCATTAAGGTGCAAAAAAAATCGGAACGACATGAAGAGTTTTTTTTTAACGGCGTAGCTAAAAACAGAAAGCCGGTTAAACGTTAATTTTTTTACAATCGAAAAAACACGTTTTATGCTTAAGAATGAAAATGTATTACGCGGCCCTCATGCTGGCGGGCGCTGGAAGAAAGGACAAAGCGGCAACCCTAACGGACGCCCTAAAAAATTACCTGACTTGGATGCGGCCCTTATAGAAATGCTATCGAAGGAATACGGACCCGAAGGCACAACGTTAGACCATATTTTAGAAGGGCTAGCGAAACGCGCAATAAGAGGCGATTCACGCGCCGCAGAAATTATTTTAGACCGGGCATACGGAAAACTAAAACAGTTTATAGACATGACCGCTAGCCGCCGGGCTATAGGCGACGCGTTCCCCGATGAACTAAAAGAACTTTTCCCCAACCCTGAAAATAATATTATCGATGTCCAAAGTAGTCAGCCCGAACCTGAAACACCTACTGACTAGCCTTAAAAACGGATTTACCGGCGCCATCTTAGAAGGTAGTTCACGAAGTACTAAAACGTGGGCAGGCATAGATTTTATCGTTTATATCTGTTCACGCCTTGAACATAATTGCACTATAAAAATCATTCGTGAAACCTACAACAGTTTTAAAACAACGTTGTATGAAGACTTTAACCGGCGCCTACCTATGCACGGCATACCGTCGCCCTTCGCACAGAAACAGGAAGTAAGACAGTTTTATTTATTCGGCAATACTATTCACCTTTTAGGCGCCGACGACGAAAGCAAATTCCACGGTAGCGCCTGCGATTATTTTTTTGTTAACGAGTGGTTAGATGTTAGTCAGGCCGTTGTAGATCAGGCCGAAATGCGTTGTAGAAAATTTTGGTGGGGCGACTACAACCCTAAAACTACCGATCATTATGTTTATGATAAATTTTGCACACGCCCCGACCTTGCTTATTTAAAAACTACCTTTCGCGACAATCCTTTTATTTCTGAAAACGAAAAAAGAAAAATCCTATCCTATGAACCGACGCCGGTAAATATTGCCAACGGTACGGCTGATGACTATATGTGGAACGTCTACGGCTTAGGCCTGCGATCAGCGCCCGAAGGTTTAATTTTTCAACATGTTACCTGGATACATGAATTCCCAACAGACATAGAAAAAATTTACTACGGCTCCGACATAGGGAAAACTAACAGCCCGTCGACCGTTGTAAAAGTCGGCCTAACAGGCGACAAACTTTTTTTACAAAAGTTGGCATACGGTCCGACGCCGTCACCTAACGAATATATTCCTATGGTCCGCGAAGCTATAAACGGCGGGGTTTGTTGGGCGGATTGTGCGGAACCTGGATACATTAGCGATTGCCGACGCGCAGGCATAAAAGTTTTAGGCGTGAAAAAATTTCCCGGTTCTATTGAATACGGAATTAGCCTACTGAAAAAATTCAAACTACATATTGTTGATAGTCCCGAATTCCGAAAGGAACAGGCTAACTATAAATATCGAACGGTTAACGGTATAAAGTTAGATCAGCCTATAGATGACTTTAATCACCTTTGGGACGCGTCTAGATATGCCGTAATGTCTAACCTGCGATAATTTTTTTTACTTCCCTATTAAAAAATTGTCTATTTCATGAACAAGGTTTCGACATTCAGGCCGTGGGTCGTCGCGGATATAATTCGAAACTTTCGAAAGTAAAATATAAGCCTTCGAACGATCCGTTAAAATCGTATCGTAAACCGTAAGGGGTATTTTTTCGCTTCCCTCTGCATGTTCTTTAATCTCTTTAATTCGTTTACTGATTTCTTCGTTGATTAATTCGCGAATCATTCCGCTTAAAACGTCTTCTTTTTCCTTTTCCATAGTGTTTTTTTTATTGCTTTGAATCTAAGGTAGGAAAATATTTTCGCTTTTTCTGCGCTCCTTTCAACGCTACCGGTACAACACAAACACAAACCTAACACAACATGCGCACAGGCATAGGGTTGAATAATTAACTTTTAAATTAAGTTTGCAGTCAGGCAACGACTTTTAAAACAATGAGTTTACAAAGTTGGGGCCGGATATTTACAAATTTGTGGCGTCCTGAAAAGTGGGGTCGCGGTTGGTTTTATCGTTTTTCATCTTCTGCAAATACCTGGAATGAAGTCGACGTCTTAGACGCCTTTAATACCGTCCCGGAAGTTAACGCGGTTATCAACTTAAAGGCTAGGGCACACAGCAACGGAATTTATAAAGTTGTCGACCCCGACGGAAACGAAGTCGAAGACCAAATAAACCACGTCTTAAGGTTTCCGAATTGGTTTCAGGCACAAAAGGAATTTATTTCACAGACAGTTTTATTTCGTGAAATCTTCGGCGAAGAATTCCTATATACTTTTTTCCCTATAGGCCTGCCGCAAAATATTAAGTCGCTCTTTACTATTTCCCCTTCATTAATCCACATTGAATACAACGAAGCGACGCCCTTTTTTTATTTCGCAGAACAGCCGCCCGGTTTAAAATATGTCCTAAGCTACAAGGACAACGAAAAGACAATAGAAGCCGATCAAATCATACACCTTAACGATAACCGGGTAAACATCAAAACGCCGACAGATAAAAACCTGTTATCAGGCGAAAGTAAATTGCAGGCATTAAAGGCGCCGATCAATAATATAAAGATGGCGTATGAAAGCCGCGGCGTAATTCTTAAACACCGCGGGGCGCTCGGTATCCTTTCCAACGCGGGCAAAGACGGCACAGGGGCGCCGCTACCTATCGACCCCGTTGAACGCGAACGGCTGCAAAGTGAATATCTGAAATACGGCGGCATGGAAAACCAATACAGCCTAATTATTTCCGATTCGAATTTGAAATGGCAGCAAATGAGCGCCGACCCCGACCGCCTTGGACTATTCCAGGAAATAGAAAAAAACTTTGATAAGATCCTTGACGCCTACGGAGTGCCGCCCGAAATGTTTGCAAGCAAAGAAGGGGCAACATTCGAAAACCAACGGCAGGCGGAAAAAGGTTTATACCTGCGCACAATAATTCCCGAAGCTAACGAACGCGCCGGAGCGCTAACGGCTAGGCTACTACCTGATAGCCAAAATAGAATCATAGCGGACTTTTCACACCTACCGATTTTCCAGGAAGACGTGCAACAAAGAGCCACGGCAATGAAAACAGGAATCGAAGCATTATCGAAGGCATTTTTTGACGGGGCAATAACTATCGAACAGTATCAGGCGGAATTAGTCAAGTACGGCATAGACAAAATACAACCAAATTAAAATAACACTATGGCAAAGAAAAAATCAATCGAAGAGGCCGAAGCTACAAAGTCATTCGGTGAACAGATGAAAAACAAATCGACGCAACGCGACAGGAATTTAGCAGTAAAGGCGGAAATGATCGAACGCGGCGAACGCGAAGAACCTGAATTTTCAGGGCTAAAGACACAGAAAGAAAAAAATTTAGCGCTTAAAGAGCAACTAAAAAATGAAAAAGCAAAAGGGGAAAAAACAAAAAAGTAACCCGAAGGCTAACCGCCCAAAGCTACCCGAACAGATACAAAAGGCGAAAGATGAACGCGACAACCTTTTAAAAAGTCAGAAGATAATTAAAAAGTAAGGTTATGAATATTCCAGAATTCGCAGACAAAGCAAAACTTTTTGAATGGCTAGTGGCAAATAAATCTTTGTTGATAGCGCAGAAAAAAAGCGTAGTGAAACACGCCGACGCATTCGCCGGACCTTTAAGTTTTATTCTGGATGACGATAAGACAACAGTAGAAAAGGCGGAACAAATACCGGCGACAGTCACAAAAATAAAAGTTCGTTCAATAGTCAACACGACAAAACTTTTCGATTCGTTCGCCGATGTTCACATAGACCAACTTTTTAACAGGTCAATAAAAGAAAACAAAGACAACTACTTAGTGAAACAGCATGACTTTTCTTTTGACGGTATCATAAGCGAAAACGTCAAGGTCATGACTAAACAGTTTTCCTGGCATGAGCTAGGCTACAACTATGAAGGCAATACGCAGGCGTTGGTATATGATTCTATAATAGACCGCGACGACATGCCGGAAAATACTAAGTCGATGTTTGACGCCTACCGCAAAGGAAGAGTTAAACAACATTCTATAGGTATGCGATACGTTGCGTTAACCTTTGCCGTTAACGACGACCGATACGAAGAAGAGTTTTCGCAATGGGAAAAATACTTTCCTGAAATCGCAAACAAAGAAGACGCATTAGATAACGGTTTCTTTTGGGCCGTTACACAAGCTAAAAATATTGAAGGGTCCGCCGTTGTCCGCGGAGCTAATTACGCAACGCCGACCCTATACGTTGAAGCAAAACAGGAACAGGCGAAATCCATTCCGACAGAACAGGCGAAATCCATTCTTAGCGCTTCACAACTTTTAAATTTTTATCAACTATAAAATCAATCTGTCATGGATGAAAAAGAATTAAAGGCGCTCTTAGAAGGCATAGCCGCAAAAAATGGCGAAGCTATAAAGGCCGCCGTAAAAACTGAAATGCAAGCTGCAACGGAAGGGCTAATGAAGTCTACAGAACTAGCAGCGAAATTTGAAGCTATGGGTTTAAAGGAAGGCGTTATTAAAACCCTTCTGGACGCCGTAGAAAAACAAGGCGAAGAAATGCGCAAGATCTTTAACGGCAATACGCCGAAAGGAAAAAGCGTCGACGAAATGGTAGTAGAAAAATCAGACGCTATCAGGGCAATTTCCACGGGCGGGCCGCCTGTAAAACTGACGGTAAATAAAACCCTTGTTACGCGGTCGCTACTTGGCGGATCTACTTTAGGTATGCGCTTGCCCGACGTTGGACAGTTAGGCTATCCTAATACTGTTATGTCGTCGCTCTTTCGTCATGCGCAAGTAAGTCCAGGATCAAACGGGGTAATTCGTTATTTCGACCAGCTAAGCGCAACGCGCAACGCGGCATGGGTTGCCGAAGGTGCCCAAAAGCCTGAAAGCGCCGCCGCCTGGATTGAACGCACGCTATTGATTCAAAAGGTAGCGGATAGCATACCCGTTACGAAAGAAGCATGGTCCGATATTCCTTTTATCCAAAGTGAAATTCGCCGACTGTTAGAAGTTAACCTAGCGTTAAAAATCGACGACAGTCTTTATGATGGCGACGGCATAGCGCCAAACATTAAGGGCGTGTTTACTTCTGCGCCTGAATTTGTTACAACGCCATACATAGACAAAGTCGACAACGCAAATTTATTCGACCTTATCGCAACGGTATCCGCCGACATTCAAGCCGGTATGGGTAGCAAGTACAAACCTAATACCGTGCTAATAAACCCCGTAAATATTCTAGGCCTGTTAGTAGCGAAGACTCCGCAGGGTAATTATCTATTACCGCCGTTCGGATCTTCTGACAACGTGTTGGGTATGCGCATTGTGGCGTCTGGACAGGTGACGGCTAACACTATGGTAGTAGGCGATTTCAACTATGGCACTATCTACGACCTGGAAGATTTCACTATAGAAATGGGTTGGATTAACGATCAGTTTATAAAGAACTGTTTTACAATCCTTGCAGAGCAACGCCTTGCCCTTTTGATAAGGACAGGCGACGAAGGCGCTTTCAGAAAAGTTTCAAATATAACTACTGCGCTAGCTGATTTGGAAACACCGTAACAATAGAAATCTCTAAAGCATTAAGGTCATGTTTGTAACGCCTAGCAATTTTAATTTACTCCCGTACAATATCCCGAACCTGAATTTGGTTGTAAACTCTTTTCAGACGTTCGCCGATAAGTACGAAGTGAAAGTATTAACGGAGTTGCTAGGCGTTACTCTTTATAATGAATTCATTGCAGGCCGCGAAGCCTTGCCGCCATTGTGGAATGCTACGACGTTGTATGTATTCGGCGAAGTCGTTTCCTATGGCGTCGATATTTGGGAGGCTGCATCTTCTAACGTTGGGATAGAACCTATCGAAGGCGCCGACTGGACTTTATTACAGGAAGGCAACCAATGGCTAAAACTAGAATACGGTTTCGATTTTGTTTACTCCGATTCATGCGGATGTCATGACCATACAACCCAATGGCTAGGTATTACAGACATGCTGATACCTTATATTTTTTACCAATGGACGCGGGCAACATTCGATAATAATTCAGGGATAGGCATAGTTCAACCAAAGGCGGAAAACTCCGACGTCATAGAACCAAAGCGCCGCCTAGTCGACGCATGGAATGACTACGCAGGAAAGGCGCACACAATGCAAAGTTTTGTCCAAAGCGAAAACTATTTAGATCCTACGGTTTATACGAATTGTTGTTCGTGCCCGCCGTGGGTAGAACCTGGATACCAAAACACGTTTGGGCTGTGAACTATCTACGCGACGATATTGGAAAAGTTGTTGCAGCGATGCGAACCGACGAAGATTTAGACGGCGCTTTGCCTATTGAATTAAAAGGCCTTGCCCCGTTTTATCTATACGGTCATAAACTTGAAGTGGCCAACAGGTTGGCTATAAAAAATAATGACGCGGTTTACAAAGAGCAAAAATATCCTTTAGTCGCCCTGTTCATGGACTACCCCGAAAGGTTTGTAGAAGGTATGGTAAACTATACGCTTCACATTGTCATAATGAACCTTACCGACAGGAATTATCTAATGGAAGAACGCGACGAAAAAATTTTCAAGCCTATACTATACCCGTTGTTTGATTCTTTCATGATTCGCCTTCGCCGTGTAGGAAAGTTTGTTTGGCCTGGCGATATGCAATATCCGCCGATGAACAAAGTCGACCGCCCTTACAGCGGCATAGTCTACGAACAGGGCAACTTGAAATATATTTTTAATGACCGCCTGGATGCTATAGAGATTTCAGATTTAAAAATTTCACGAACGATTAACAAATGTTAAAAAAAATATTATGGAATGCGATGTAGTTAAATTAAACATGGGTAAAACACGGTGCAATAAAATGCCTGAAATGTTGGTCGGCATGATTGAAACGCCGTCTAATTTTGTTATACCCGCCGCGACGCTTAACGACCCCGTTGCGTTGTTGGAATTTCTGAACGACGCCGCCGTAGCGCCTGCCGCGGAGCGTATTTACCTATGGCCTGAATTCAAAAGTTTTGAAAACATTTCACAGGAAGCCGTTTACGAAGATACGCCCCTTGCCTATCTGCCCGTTAGGGATGGAAACTACCGGTTTAAAATCGGTATACGCCAAAACATGTGTACCCACAAAGCTATGTATACGCACCGGGCTAGTAGCGGCAGGGTTATATTTATTGATAGTGAAAATCAGTTGATACTGACGGAAGCCGCCAACGGTGACGGTATGGGTCTAAGTATGCAGTTGCTACACACAGAAAAACTTCTGTTCAACGACGGGTCTATTTCGACTAAGTCAATGTTTGTCGTAGCGCTGCAAAATAATAAAGAGTTAGACCGCAATGGAATGTTAACGGTGTTAGATAGCTGGAATCAAATTACCCAATTAGTAGACGTTAAATTGCGCCTTATCGGCACGCCGACCGCTACGACGATAGTAGTTGACGCGGCGCCGGAGTGCGACAGTTCAACGCCTTTACCTGGATTAGTTGTCGCCGACTTTTCACTGATTGACAACGCCACGGGTACGGCACACACTATTACGACGGCGGTCGAAGATCCGCTAGTACCGGGACGCTATACCCTTACAGGGGTGGCATACGTTGCAAGCAAATTAAAACTTGCAGCGGCAGATACTTTAAGTTTACCAGGATACGAAACGCCCGAAGCCGTGGCGGTCAATCCTGCTTAGTAGGTTTATTTTTTTCAAAAGGGTAGCGCCTTTTTATCGGGTATGTTTTTTTTAAGGCGCTCCCTTTTTTTTAAAAATTATCGTTATGGGCAAACTGTCGGACCTTATCACAAAGTTGGAACAGGCAACGCCGCCGAAACAGGAAGCGGCAATATTAGACATAGTTGCAGAAAATGAAAACCTGATTATAGATTTAAACACAGGGCAGCTATTGCAAGGCGTCGACGCGCAAGGGGAATTTTTACAGGACTACCGCAACCCACAATACGCACTGTTTAAACTTAAAATAAATCCGCGGGGCGTTACTGACTTGAATTTAACCGGCGCTTTCCATCGGTCATTCGTGCTATTAACGGATAGGTTCCCCGTTGTGTTTAGCGCTAGCGACCCGAAAACCGAAGACTTAGCCGCCAAGTATGGCGAAGATATTTTTGGACTGACTGAACAAAATAAAGATGTCGTTACTAACCAATATCTTAAAAATTCCATTGTGGAATACTACCGCAATTTATTTCAGTTATGAAAATATTACTTTAAAAACTTTCATGACTGTAAGCAATACGGGAAATGTTTTACTATTGGTGAAACATGGAAGGGCGACGCCTGCCCAATGCGCCGACTGTTGGGAAAAAATTATTTCCGACTGCAACAGAATAACGGGCCGCGGTGAATACAATACATTTTTAAAAACCTATCGCGCCATTAATTCCCTGCTAAGAGATTATAACGCAGTAAAGGCAAATTTAATCTGTCTGCAATATGCTATCGACTTTGAAAAAATAAAATTCGTTAGGTCCAAAGGTTATAAAATAGACACGAAAAATTCAAAGACTTATAAAGAATCATTAGAGGCAGGGTTGCGTAAATGTGAAAACATTCTAACACGTCTAAGTCTGAAACAAAATGAATTAGAACTTTTACAAAATGAAATGAAGGGCGGCAAAGTAGAAACCTTTGAAACTTTAATAGCATCCCTTTCTATGGCGTTAGGGTATAGCGTCCCCGAAGACATAACCCTTTCCAGGTATAACGAATACGTAAAGTTAATTCAACGTAAACACGCCGCAGCGAAGGCGGCCCGTGAAAGAAATGGCAGAACTTAACAGGCAGGATATTATAAGCGATGAAGCGTTAGAAGCGCCTAAAATCTTAGCAAAGAATTTAGAAGAGGCTTACGCGGTCATTCAAAAAATTGCCAAGGCGGGCAAGGAAGTTCCACTATTTCCGCCCGGCGCAGGCGACAACGTAAAGACGCAACGCGAAGAAACTAAAAAGCTATCGCAGGAACAAAAGGAACTTGCCAAGGTATCGCAGCAATTAGCAATAATCCAGGCACGTAACAACGAAGAGTATATTAAAGAAGCCGCCGCCCTTAATGCTTCAAAGAAAGCGCTAAAGGAAAAAACAGAATTAGGCGACCGCGAAGCAAAAAGCGTAACAGCGCAAAACGCATCGGTCCAAGTTCTAACGGCAGCGCTAGCGAAAAATAGGAAGGAATATAAAGCGCTAGCGACCGAAGAACAGCGCCTAAGTAAGGAAGGGCAGGAACTACATAAAATAATTGTCCAACAGGATAAAGATGTTAAGCGACTAAACGCAAGTATCGGCGACCATAGGGACAACGTCGGGAACTATTCGGGCGCTTTAAAGGACATGAAACTACAACTAAAAGGGGCGCATGATGAAATGGTAGGTATAGCGCAGGCGTTGGGGACGTCGTCGCCTGAATTTATCGCAGCGGCAGAAAAGGCGGGCGCATTAAAAAATGAAATCGGCGACATAGAAGGCGCTATAAATTCTTTGTCAGGTTCCAAACTTGAAAACGTTTCAAACTCTTTCGGCCTTATGGGTCAAAAGTTACGCGGCTTAGATTTTAAAGGTGCCAACGCGGCAGCTATGCAATTAGCGGCGACGTTAAAAGGGATGACGTTTAAAGAAGCTACCGCAGGGGCAAGGGCATTCGGGGCGACCATGACAAAGGAAGGTTTGAAGCTATTGAAAAATCCCTATGTCCTAGCCGCCGCCGCCGTCGTAGCGTTGGGCGCCGCTATGATGAAATTAAAAGACGATTCGCCTGGACTTAGTAAGGCATTGGATTCTATGACCGGCCCGCTAAAGGCGGTAACGGATTGGATGAAAAGACTTTTAGACGCTACAGGCCTTACAACGTTTGCCCTAAACGAACAGGCCGAAGCAACAGTAAACGCGTCGAAAAAACAAATTGAAATAATAGAAAAAGCCGCCAACCGCGAAATAGCAATAGAAGCGGCGAAGGGAAATAAAACAACGGACTTAGAAATAAAAAAACAGGAAGACATGCTAGCCGAAGCGCAAAAAGGCTATAAGGCTATTTTAGATAATACTATTCTTTATAATAGAAAAATGAATGAACAGGAAGAAAAAGACTTTGCCGACTTCGTGGATATTATTGCCGACGCATACAATAAAATCGACGTCATAGTAGAAGAGGCACGGACGCAGGAACGCAAAGACGCCGCCGCCCTTAACGACTATTTATTAAGTCAGCAAATCAAAACGCAACAGGAAGTTTTAAACAACACAAAGGCAAATGTCGACGACAGAATAAACGCGTCTATTGAACTTGAAGAACTTTTAAAACAACAGGCAAGGAACGAACGCGACGCCGCCGTTGCCGATGTTAACGCGACGGAATCAGCCAAACAGATGGCGCGTAAAAAATATGAAAACGAACGAAGGGAAATTGAAAAGCAAGGCGCCGCCGACCGTCTGAAAATTACCAATGAATTTACCGACGACTACATAAAAAAAATAAAGGAACAGGTAGAAAAGGAAAAGGCAATTATTTTAAAGGAAGCCGAAAGGAAAACGCACGCCATTGACGCAGACATAGAAGCAACAAAAAAGGCCGCCATTGCCCGCGGCATATCTGTAGAAGACGCCGAAAAAATAGTTTTAGAAAAACGTAAACGCTATGCCGACGATTATATACAAGTACAAATAGATGCGCAGAAAAAAATACTTAACATCGAAAACCTGTCAGCCGAAGAGCAAATAGAAGTTAACAAAAAATTAACAAAGCTAAAAAGCGATTTAACCGACGCTTATTATAATCAACTTGACAAAGGGCAACAGGATAATTTAGATGCTACCTTAAAATTTGTTCAACAGGTCGCCGCCATCTATACGGATTTTTCCAACGCTATCGGCGGAGTTTTCCAGGCATTGAACGAAAGGCGGTTGCAGGAATTAGATGAACAAAGCGAAGCCAACGACAAAGCGTTAAGGAAACAACTTGAAAGCGAAGACGCCGCCCTGCAACATAGATTAGATAACGAAAAACTTTCCGACAAACAAAAGGAACAAATCGAAGGCGCTTCCGAAGAAAGAAAAATAGCATTAGAAAAGGCCGCCGAATTGCGCGAACAAAATTTAGAAACACGCCGCCGCCTACTGATACGTCGACAGGCAATCTTCGATAAATCAATAGCATTGTCGCAGGCAATTATTAACGGCGCCGCCGCTGTTATCAAAGGTTTGAAAGATGGCGGCCCCGTCGCCGCCGCGTTCTATGGCATACTTGCCGCGGCGCAGGTCGCTACCATTATAGCCCGACCAATTCCCGCCGCTGAAAAAGGTATTAAAGGACACGAAGGCGGGCCGATTATCGCAGGGGAAAAGGGGCAGGAACTTGTAAAAATGCCGGGCAACCGTTACGCCCTTACCGACTCCGTTGCACGCGTTTATGATTTCCCCCGCGGCACGGACATTATACCGCATGAACAGACTATGAAAATGCTAGCCAACGATAGCGTATTAAGACTAAGCGACCGCCGGGCAATGGAAGGCGAAGGGTTAGGGAGGTTAGAAAAGAAATTAGATAAGATCAACGCGACGATAAAATATAAACGCGAATTCCATTTATCCGGGCAGGTGACAGGATACCAGGACGGCGGCACGCGTGCAAAATATATCGACGCCTTACGCAATAGACCAAAGTAAATGCAACCAAAGTATAGTTACATATTATTATCGAATGACACGGGCGAACGCCTACCCTTGCAGGACGCGCCGCAGGGTTGGGACGCTACAAAGTTTCGTTTAATACGTGACCTTACTTATTTGGGTATCCTTAAAACTATTAGCGTCGAATTCGATTTTGTCGGCGACGGATTTTTTTTCATGCAACGCCATCGGCGGACCTACGGCATAGACGCGGACGTAATTATAAGAGTTTACAGAAACAACCCTAACGAATTTTTATTTGAAGGTAAGGTAAACATGGAAAACTATATCGAAGAAAGAAAGTATAATAGATTCAAAGTTGATATAATACAATCCGGCTTCGTTCAAAAATTTCAGAACCGCGAAGACGTTCAATTAAATTTATTAAATACTTTATCCTTAGACAGAAACACAATTAGCCCGGCGGCCTTTCATAATGCGACAATACGCGGGCGGTCAATTTTCTTTTTCTCTGAATATGATGGCGTTTCACAAACCGACAAACAAACTTTTTCACATACGCTACCGTGGCTAAATAAAGAACGGGGCAACCCTGGCGCTAATGCGCAACCGTATCAGGTTAGCGTCCCCGACGGCACAATTTCCAACGACGAAGAGGAAATAAAACTAATTAATGATTTGTATAACTCAGCCGAAGGGCGCCTATATAGAAATAACCTTGTAACGCCGCAGCTGATACGGTTAAAGTTTAACGCAAATTTTACTATCCAATACTTAGGGCAGCCGTTGCCTATCTTTATTCAACGGATAGTGGACATTTCAGAATATGGCGGTTATAAACTTTATTTTCGTTTGGTGGTATCGACGCCGCAGGAAGACGGCACCGTAACAACAGAAATTAAAAAGGAAGCCGTTTACCTTATGGGCGAACAGGGGAATTTTAATTTTAGCTACGACGACACTATAGAAGTATTGCCGGGGCAGTCGATTATAACGGCGCTGGAAATGCATTACTTGGCAATTTTTTACGAAGAGGGCGACTATCAGGAAACCATAGAACTGGATTTTATGCCTATTACCTGGATGGCGGTCGACGTTAGTACAAATATGAAAATAGCCATCACCTACAATACCATGAACTTAACAATGGAATCAGATAGCGATTTTCCCGGCACTGTCGTTCCTGTTCTTTTACCGCATGAACTTTTTTCGAACATCGTCGCGCAGATATGCGAAGGGGAATTTTATTCGGAATACTTCGGGCGCACAGATTTAGGCTATGCCGCCGACGGCGAAGGCGCTTACCTTGCCGTTACCACGGGGTTGCTACTGCGCGGAATTCCTATCGCAGAGGTTCAAATACCTACGTCCATGCGCGACGCCTTTTCTTCGTTCTCTTCTATTTGTTGCCTTGGCGCTATGATTAGGGATAACAAAGAAATAAGAATAGAACCTTTGGAAAAACTTTTCAATCATAACATAGCGGCGCATATCGGCGAAGTAAATGAATTAACGCTTTCACCGATAAAGGAATTTTT